CTTCACAAAGAATTTCCTGTCAAACCACAAGGCCGATCTGCCCAAGATGATTGTGAAGGCTCGTGAACTGAACAAGGCCCGCACCACCTTCATTGATTCGATCACCAAGCATGAGAGCAACGGTCGGATCTACGCTGACATCCACCAGCTGCGGAGCGACGAGGGCGGCACGATCACGGGTCGGTTCAGCTATTCGAACCCCAACCTTCAGCAGCTGCCAGCTCGCGATGAGTACATTGGCCCACTGATTCGCGGCCTGTTTCTTCCGGAAGAGGGCAACCTCTGGGGGTCCTTCGACTATTCCTCACAGGAACCACGGATCGTCGTGCACTATGCGGCGGCAGTGAAACTCCCGAAAGCTGATGACTTTGTCGATGAGTACCACAGGGACCCACGGTCTGACTTTCACCAGATTGCTGCCGATATTGTAGGTGTTCCTCGTAAGCAAGCAAAAACCATCAACCTAGGCCTGTTTTACGGGATGGGCGTGAACAAGCTAGCGGAGCAGCTGGGTTTGGATCTTGAGAGTGCGAAGGATTTGTTTGCCGTCTACCACAAAGAAGTTCCATTCGTGAAGCAGCTGTCCACCTACGCGAGCGGAGTGGCGGAAGAGAAGGGTCGTATCCGTACCCTGCTTGGTCGCGTCGGTCGGTTTGACAAGTGGGAGCCGACGGCGTTTGGTTCCAACAAACCTCTGCCCTTTGACGAAGCCGTAAAAGAATACGGTGGCCCCCGCAATATCAAGCGGGCGTTCACGTACAAGACCCTGAACAAACTGATCCAAGGGTCGGCGGCAGACCAGACGAAGAAGGCGATGGTTGACCTGTACGAGAACGGCATCTTGCCAATGGTTCAGATCCACGATGAACTGGCGGTGTCGGTGGACAGTCCGGAGATGGCGCACAAGGTGATTGCCATCATGGAGAACTGCGTTCAGTTGGCAGTCCCGTCGGTTGTCGATGCAGAGGTGGGGCCTTCATGGGGTGAGGCCACCCACTCGCTTGGAGAGGATGGCCTCTTTTGGGGGGTCAAGAAGTAGGCTCTTCTTCAGAGGCTCTTCGAATCATTGCCTTCAGCAAGGCCTTGTCGGAGGGGGGCATGTAGTACCCCTCTCCGTAGCGACTGTGAATGTGAAACCCCTTGGTTGCCAGCACGTGGCGCAGACGGTAGACCGCCATACGAACCGTTGATTTTGAGTGCTGGATGCGCGGGTTGTAATCCACAATAGCCTGATAGAGTTCGTCCTTGGTCACCTCCTGCTTGAGCAAGAGCAGTTCGAGGAGCATCGACAGCTGTGCTGAAAGGTTCAATCCAGTTTTAATCTCCTTCAGTAATGCGTTCATGTCATAGGTCCTTTTATTGTTATGCGTGTAAAGCAGTTACTCTTGACACCCATTTTTAATTGTCACAGCAGTGTAAAAATATATCACATTTCCATGGGCTAATGCAAAGCCATCTCTGGAATAGACATGGTTCAACACGCGGGGCATCCTACTTCTTCGCCTTCTCTTCAACTGTAGGTACATCTTGTACAGGTGAACCATAGAGCGTCTCCCTCAGATCGTGTTCTACTTGGGCCAGCACCACGTCGCGCATGTCCGAGCTCAAGGCTCCTCCGTCCTTTGCCATTGCAAGCTGTGCTGCAAAAGAGTCGTAAGCAATCGAGTCGATCCATGAGTCGGTATTGTTGGGGTCAAACGACAGGCGACTTTGTTTGACGCAGGATAGAATGACCACGATGTCGTAAGCCGTGATGGTTTTGTTCAGGCGAATTGCCGCAAGTGCCGCCGCTCGTGTTGCCATTGGGTACATAGGTCCATATTGTTTGCCGCGTTCCTCGGTGATAGAAAGAGCCTTGCTCAAGATATCTTGATACCTCATAACTTCTTCTCCCAACTTATTGCTCATGCGTTACCAGCGGTTTTAAAATTCTCGGATACAATTTCCATCGAACAATTGTACCCCTCTTTGCAGATGACGAGGAACTCCTCTAAGGGAATGCTGCTTTCCACAGCCAGATTGCAGATGTGGTACAGCATGTTTAGCGCAAGGTACTCCCGACAAACATCGGCATCGTAGTCCCTCTCTTGTGCTACGTCGTAGAAAGCCCCAGTGATAGAGGCGTAGGCAAAGCTAGATGCTGCCTTCCATGCTGCCTCATCCGGAAGGATGAGGCTCAATGCCTTGGCCCGTTCTTTTGCATTTACGGTGGATAAAAAATCAACCATCTTCTTTCTCCAGTTTGCGAGTAAAAACTCTATCGTAATGTGTGGCGCACCAGCTGGTGCAATTGTGGGTAGGCTCTCCGCAAACGATGGGGTTGACCTCTCGGTTCATAACCCACCGACATTGATAACGGCTGATGTCAAACAGCCTTGGCTTGTCGTCCATGCCCAGCTTGACCTTAAACAGGTTGGGGCTGTCCTCTATCCTTGGTCTTGTCCGCTTTACCAAAGGCCGCATGGCGGACAAAGGTGGATGCTTTCTTTCCGGGGTCACCGCCTTGACGGGTCTGGGCACACGGGGTTTACGCTCTGTCCGGAAGTTCCGGTGGATGAAACCAAGCACAGCATTGCGGGTCTTGTTGATCTCCGCCCCGATCTCCCGAGCGGACTTACCAAGCATCATCCCTGCCTTCAAGGTTTCTATGTCGTCCTCTGTCCATAAGATGTTCGCCATTACTCTAGGTGCTCCGGAATCTTTACTTGGTCCTGTGCCCACTTGATGTAGCCGCTATTGATGGCGTCAAGTGCTTCAGTCAGCAGGGCCTCCAGCTCCTTCATAGACTTTGCCTTTGCTTGAAAGGTCTCGGTGTCGTAGCCCCACATGTGGTTGTTGCAGTAGTGTGCAAACCTTATTTCATATGTTGTTTCTTCTCCGTTTCCTCTGCGAAACAAGTGAAGCTTCTTTTCATGTACGTCATTGATATTAATGTACCGCATGATTTTGAAACTCCTTTGGACGAGGAGGGGGAAGTGGAGCCCCCTCCTTAACCACAACGGCACAGGCCCCCATCAGGTGAACCACGATCAGCAACATGAGGGCCCGCTTTATCATGCCGCCTCCCCTTCGATGATGGTCACAGGAATTTCCGGATCACGTGACCGCAGGAAAATGACGCGGTCGACGATGTCATCGATCACCTTTTCCCGAGCGGGTTCAGGCAGTTCCTTTATCAAAGAGAGGAAGAAGGTGTACATGTAACCATGCAGGAATCCTCCCCCATAAAGCATTGGGCGGGTGTTGCTGTCGTACACACGACGGATTTCGGTTTCGAGGTCCTTCATCAGAAGGTCAAACAGTTGGTTGCTCATCGCACTTAATCCTTTCTATGTCTAAGTGGAACTGTAAAGTGTCACTGTTTAGTTACATTGTCAAGCGATTATTTTGGCTGGTCCTTCAACAGGGGAATCCTAAACTTTGTGAGGGGCGGCTTCCAAGCGTCTGCCTCCCAGAGGTTTTTCTTGTAGTAAGGATCGTTCTGAAACTTCAGTTCGATCCACATCTTCTGATCCTTGTCCGCCTTCAGTATCCTAAAGCGGATGCCGTGCTTTTGAGCCAGCTTGGTTGTTGCATCTGTCATCGGCACGTAGACATCACCCACATAGGTGTCCATCTCCACGCCAAGGGCTACCAGTTCCTCATACAGGGTTGGCATATCAGCTCTCCCGAAACCCTGCTGCCAGCTCGATAACTAGCTTTGCCAAGAAGGCCGTTATGCCGAGCACGATTATGACAGTAGCTATGTCAGTCGTGATACTCACCCACTGTTCTTCGCTCATGGTCCTTTGTCCTTCACATCTTTTATGCCGAGCACCTTATAATACTTTAGGAGCACGGCACGTGCACTGTTTTTACTGATGTTAAACTTACGTCCTATCACCGCATAGGAACACCCCCTCTTCCGCATCTCGTGCATAGCTGCGCGTCGGATGGGGCGTTCCTCATGGGTGGCCTTGTAGGGAGCCAATGTTTAGATCCTATACATTTAGGGAAGATTGTGCAGTTCCCTGCAACCACATCGTACTGGTAGAGTGGTCGAGGTTTTTGAGGGTAACGCTTCTCAATTCTCGCTCAACAATCTTATCCGAAACGATCAACGGTTCTTTCGTTTTAGGACGGCGACCAGCCTTATGTCCTGCCTTGTTCTTATTGCCGACAGGGCGTCCGAGCTTTTTACCCTTAGCCGAGAAGCGGACCTTTGATAGGTGGTCGTTGATCAATTGAGTGAAGGTTTGTCCTTCCGTAGGCCAGATGTACTTTGTCATTTGCTTTTCTCTTTCCTCTTTCTTTCCCAATGCTTCCCGCAGGGCGGAGTTACTTTGTTGCAATTGTTTGATTGCATTATCAGCAAAATCAATTGCCGCCGCCGCTAGGCCGAGGAGTTTTCGTAGCTTCTCGATCTCGTCTGCGGCCTTGGCTCGGTCGGACCAATCCATCTGGAATGACATCGGAACTTTCATCCGCAACCGTTCAACAATGTCCATCACTTGGCCTCCCGTGCTTTCATCATGGCATCTGCATAGGCGTATGCGTTTATTTCAAACCATCCGCTTGCGGCACCACCTTCATCAAGGCACTTAGAAGCAAGCTTTTGATTTGACAGCAATCCGGTCAGTGCCGCCATTGCGAACTTGTCACGCAGGGCTTTATGTTCTTGCTCTTTCTCCATCCGAAACCGCATTACTGCGGGATCAACGCCAGCTATATCGATCACATGATCCATCACTCTTTCCTCGTCTGGTTCATTGATACATTCTCCTGCAATCTGACGGCAGGGTTAGGCCATGTCCAACATTCCCCCGTGTCATCCTGAAAGCACACCCAAAGCAAGTGATGCTCCTGCCCGTAGTCAATTACAAAGTGGGCCTTAGCTGGTCCTTTGGGCGTGTCCATTGGGATGGTGGGGTTAAGTTGAAGCATCACTCTTTCCTCATTTGGTTCATTGATACATTTGCTTGCACTCCTTGCCATAATGCGTTCCGTGCCGCTGCCCATAGATCATATTCACCTTTGTCATAAAGTTTGTCGGAAATAATCTCTAATGCTTCCCGCAGCCGTTCAATTTCGTCTGCGGCTTCTTTCTGATCTGGGTCATAAGCGGCGCATATCCGCAACCGTTCAACAATGTCCATCACCGACTCCCTCTGGTAAATATATCCCGCAAAGCGTACCACATCAGCCAAGTCAGCATGATGACCGTGCCACCAAGCATGAACAAAACCCAGAGGCCAACAACAAATTTGATAATGTCTTCCATCACTCACCACCTGTTGCTTTAGCAAGGGCGGCTTTTGCAGCGTCTATTTCGGGGGCAACTTTTTCCCAACGACAGGCTTCATACAAACCCGTCAACGCCTTTAACAATTTTTGATTTTCACCCCGCAACCGTTCAATTTCGTCAGCGGCCTTCTCTTCTTCCAGCTTCTCAATACGGGCGATTATATTTTCCAGCATATCCTTCGTCATCTTCTGGCTCCTTTGGTGGTGCTGCCTCAAGGGCAATGCGTTTGTATTCTTTGGTAGTCGGGTGGATTCCATCAGGTGACGGGGTAAAGTGAATCACACCGTCGCCCATCGTGTTAGCAATCTTGCTAACCATGGCTTGTATCTTCGTGATGGTAACGTTCGCCTCCTTGGCGTTACCCTGCGGCATGATCCAGTAGACCGTGTCCGCAGATATCCGTCCTCTGATCTTCAACAGTTCGTAGTTCGTCGGCACATACTGGTGATCGTTAGAACCGACGCTGATGATGACGGTCTTCGCCTCCAGTATCTTGTCCGCATAGATCGTGCCAAACTGCACTGAGGACAGACCCACCTTGGCATAGACCTCACACTCCGGTCGGTGCATTGCCACACCGACCGCGATGCTATCTCCGAGGATCATGCATTCCAGCATCAAAAGAAACTCCGGACTGCCTCAACCAGTTCATCAGCGTAGTAAATGAACGGCAGCATCAAGGCAAAGAACAGGGTGTTGACGATCAGGTCGACCGTCTTGGGTGAAGGTTCGCTCATTTCTTTTTCTTCCTGTTCATTACCCACACGATAGCCATTCGGGTTGACAGGTTGGGTCTGCGGCCTCCGCAGTCTCTGATGAGCCCATCCTGCCTCAACTCGGTGAAACGCGGCCTGATTGCCAGAACGCTCTCTTCCAGAATGGCGGCGGCTTCATCGGCGGTGAGCCCCTTCTTGTGCTTCTTCAGGATGTCGATAACCAGACGGCGCAAGGTTCCTGCCCGTCCGGCAATCATCGCAGCGGCATCCTGACTGGTGTCTGTCCCCCGATAGCCCGCTCCCACATAATCACCCATGGTCGATCTCCACTTCATAAACGTAATGCCACTCGGTGTTCTCATGATCCACCTCTGGATGCTCGAAGGTATACATGTCGCCTTGGTGAAACGGCACGGGTTCATCAAAGTCGGTGAGACCAGCCTCGCTTGAACCTTCGATGTAGTCCCGTTGCCAGATTTCCCACATTTCAGAGACGAGCTGGAGAGCTCGGGCCTCGGTGGCGCAGACGTTGACCACTGGCTCGCTCAAATTGCGACCGTCTGAAACGACCACCCATACTTTGTCCTTTGTCATTTCAATCATCCCTCGATGCGTCTTCATAATTGTCCTCGGGATCTGTCTCGATCAAATCGTACGCGACATCCCCCATCTCCCATTCCTTGAATGGTATCTGGTCGACCCGCTCGAAAGCATCGTCCTCGTTGTGGGCCTCGACGATGATCTCGTAAATGACCACCGCCTCGATCTTATATGCTCGTGTCATCAGTCTTTCCCCTCAAAGTGATCTCTTATTTCGTTTGCAACCCAGCTGACATCACCGCAAACCAGCACTGCATGTTGGGTTGCGGGAGTGTTGACTAGACAAGCCTCGCCCACCAATCTCCGCAACCCCCTTGGCTCGTAGGGGGTGATGATGATGGGGGTGTCACGGGTAATGAAGAAGGCTATCTCATTACCTTCACTGACAATCTCGTAATCAAGTTCTTCCTTTACCTCGGCCCGTGTCATGTAGAGCGGTTTCATTTATCATCTCCTTGCAAGAGTTCGGCACTGACGAGCTCGACAGAAACGTCGTCGTGGATGGGGTTGGTCCATTGTTCAATCGTCTCGGGGGCGTAAAAGATCATCCCGAGATCGTCTGAGTCAAGGGGTGTAGTGTCCAGTATGAAGGTCTTAGTTCCCGTGTACCGGACGGTGACGCGGTAGAGTTGTTTCTTTGCCATGGTCAGATGTACTCCACGATCTTGTAAGAAACGATGTCGCCATTGTCAGGATTTTCAGGATCGATAGACCACGTCAGGGCCGAGGCAACACACGGGTGTTGGGTGGGTTCCTGATTGCGGAACTTGACAAGAACAAGGGTCCGAGGACCTACCCCTTTGGGCAGAGTGCCTTTTAAATCGCCAAAGAAGGGCACATAGCCGTCCTTTGCCCTTTCCCAGTCCTCCACTACCCGATAGGCGATGATGTCGCTCTCGTCGTATCTGCCCTCTGCCTGTGCCGCATAGTTGACATCCCAGTTGTAATGGCTTGCCAGTTCTGGGGACAAGACGTTGCCATCCCGCAGGATCACCGAGACGTAATCTTCGGGGCCGATACCACGAGGCATGGACTTCGAGTGTAGCGGAGGGTTCCAGAGCTTGTAGCCCGTCAGGTCCAGATCAGGTTCGACCGGAACCTCCGGCTCGAAGTAGTCAAACTTCTCGACAGAATAAACGAAATGGGTTTCGCCTGTCTCGTTCGCATGCCGCTGGGCATGTACCTGAGCGTCGGCACGTGTCCCATGCCAGTCGGCACTTGGAGCCTCGCGCAGGGCCCCGTGCATCTCCATGGATGATACAAAGAAAATAGTCATTGGTCCTCTCCCCTGTGCAAAGAAACAGCCATCCGAACGAACTCCTCTTCGAGAGCAAGGACAGCACGGTAGCGTTCGCCGAAGGCCTCGCGGGCCTCCGACAAATCGCCATGCTTGTAGATGTAGTCAGGTGGATAGTCGCGCCCGTGTGGCGAGGCTTTGGCAAGATTGTCCAGCAACTCGCGGGCGGTGTTCGCCACCGCCATGTACTGGTTGACCAGATCACAAACGGGTGTGCCGTTCAGATTTGGCGAGGGTTTAACAAGCGGTTTCATG